GTCAAAGTCCGAATCCATTGATGTAGCTAATGGAGTTCTAACAAAATGTTTCAGACCGTTAGGAACGTCAGTCATCAAGAACCAAGCATTTGTATCAGTCAACCAAGGGTTGATAGTATAGCCGCCCGGAATTGAACCGTTGTTCTTAAGAGCATTAACATCATTGTCGTTAGTACCAACACGCAATTCAGTTTCTAACAAACGAGTTGCTACGAATTGAAGAGCAGGAGGAAGTACTAATTTTTTAGGTTTAGCAGCAATCAATAAACCACGTTCATCAACCCATAAAGAGATTTGAATAACAGCATTTTCCAATGAAGTTTCGTTCAAATCAGCAGGAGTTGCTGGTACGTTAGAGATTGTTGATCCATAAACTAAAGGATGTGCACTGTTACATAAAGATTTGCCGTCACCACCAGTATAGTTAGTGTTGAATGCATTGTTTAGTACAGCAGCACCTTTAACTTCTTTGGTGTAAGCCATAGCTCTAGCCAAAGCTTTTGTATAACGAGCAGACAATGAGTCATACAAGTTATCTTCAATAGCTTCTTCAGTTAAAGAAAAGCCTAAAGCAATAGTTTCGTGGGTATAGCGAGTTGACCAAGCTTCTTGCGCATTGTCATACGTAATAGCAGAGCCTTCGTTTTTAACCGCAGCGGCACCAAAGCCAGACAGTTTTTGTTCTTCTTCAAATGAACGATCAGAAGATTCAGTTTCAAAGATTTCTTTATATTTCTCACCGTAACGCTCATATTCTAAACCGAATAAAGCGTTAAGACCGGGGAGAAGTTCTTTTAGTAGTTGCGCGCGTGAGATAGCAGCCATTAGTTAAACTCCTTAAATTCCAACAGGGTTGCGGTAAGCATGACCACCAACGACAGTAATATCCACTGCTGAAACAGCAAACGGAGTAGTACCTGATTGAGTCACAGCCGCAGTCATAGTAGGTGCTGTATATGCCACGAAAGCTTCTACAAACGTACCATCAGATAATGCAGTTTCTTGAACCATGCTAATAATGCGCAAAGGCAATGTAGCAGTAGTGTTTTTAGAAGCCAAATTAACTGAAGTGGCGCTATTACCAGTAGCTGTATTAACACCATCAACTATAGAACCTGTATTAGCTGTTACGAAATAACCTACGTTTTGACCAACATCAGCCGATGTAGCAGCACCAGAAGTGTATGCAGTACCAGCGTTAGTCAAGTTAACTTTAAATAAAACTAATGGGTCATCAGCAACAATAGCAATGGCATCAGATGCAGAAGTACCTGTAGGCCAGTATTGAGAGAAAACTTTATATTTTAAAGTTGGGTCAGTGTAAGAACAACCAAGGAAAATACCGATAGGACGAATAGCCCATGCAGTTTTAGCGCCAGTAGATGCATCAACACGTTGAACAGAACCATCAGCAATCAATGATACTGCATCGCCATAACCAATGTTTTTTGCGTAGCCAGAAGCAATCGGTAAGTACCGAGTTGCACCAGCATAAACTCGTCCGCCTTCTAGGGTATTCGGAAGAAAACCGTAGGGACCAATATTAGCAGGATATGCCATAAAAAACTCCTAATTTAATTTAAATAGTTCCTGTTATCAGGAACCACGACCAAAAGATACTTTAGATGACTTCTCAGAAAAGAGAGGCATCCGAGGATCATTTTCTCGGAGAAAGTTGTTATCAACTGATTCTACCGAAGCTCTAGACATATTTGCGTAGTACTCCTTGCGAGCGTTTGAAGTCTCGACAGTCGTCTTACATAAAACAAGTCCACCAATTTCAATCAACCCTTGGGGTTTTAAACCAAAAGCTGCAAAGTCAGCCATCATCTCAGGATGATCTTCAGCTTGACAAGGTACCCAACCCTCTCGTTTGGCCTTAGCCATATTAGCAGGATCAGCTTGACCCATCATAGACACTCTTTTCCAGTGGAACACATAACCGTCTTGTGGATCAGGGGAAGGTAAGTCATGAGCTGGCTTCCAAGATACCGGACGTACTTCTTTTTCACGTGTTTCTGTAGAGCGTGGGGCTCTGTCAATTTGTAGATTAGCCATTGAGATTTTGCTCCTTTATTTTATACTTTGCATACAGTTCAGGTGTTATACCTAATCTTTTTGCGATTGCGATTTCAGAATTGTTTAGTGCGACTTTTCTTGGTGCAGTAGTTCTACCTACCGATGCCACAGGTGACGATTTCTTTCTGTCGAAGTTTCTTGGGAATATTTCCCTTATGCGGGAGTCTACTCGCTGATAATATTCATCAGAGGTAGGGTCTACACCGGATTTAACCAGTTTTTCGTGCAGTCCATAAGCGAAGGCGGTCATCTCTTCATCTTTACCAAACCAAGGGTTCTTTCCAGCCCAATCTTCAGCTTTGTAATCCCGTGGTGGCGCTTCTGGTACTGATTGTTGAGGAATATATACATCATTATTTTGTTGTTGTAAAGCTTTTTGTGGTACAGGTGAAACTAAAGTTGATAATTGTCTCTTTTGGTTAGACACTTCATTTAGCTCATCTTGTGCTTCCAGCACTCCATCTGTGTCTCCAGTTTCAAAAGCTCGGCGATATTTCTCTTGTGCCGCCTTATGGGCGAAGTCAAGTCTACCTGATGCTTCTTTGGTGTACTCTTGGTGCCCCCAGTTAAGCGTACTCTTTAACTGCTCGTTTTCTGCAAGTATGGTCTGAGCTATACGAATAGCTTCTGCATTCTGTCTTTCTAATGCGTCTTTCTCACGCCTAACATCATGATACTTATGGTTTATCTGGTCTATACGTTTTTGTACTTTTTTAGAGTACGACTCTAACTCTTCTTCGTTATCGTCATCGTTAGCTTCAAGTTTCGGACGATCCCTATCTTCTTCGGGGGTATCATCAACAATTTCAACTTCTATGGAATCATCATCGAAGTCCGTACTATCATTTTCATATTCTTCAGACATTAGTAAACCCTCCCTATACCTCTAGGATCAGATACAGTACCTTCAATCATATCGTCATTAACAAGAATAAACTCTTCCCCATCAACTGAAAAACGACTGCCTCTATAAGCACCAATTAGCACGAAGTCGCCTTCTGTGCACCAAGGACCTGTAGGGAACTTTTCTGTATCCATGTAAGCCATAGGGCCTACTTTAATGACCATACATACAACGGCACCTGCTTCTTCCTTCTTTTTGAAAGAGTCTGGCATCTCAATGCCACTGGCTGTTTTGTCTACTACTTTAGGCTTAATTAAAAGAAGTTTGTAACCTACTGGCTCAGGTAGTCTTTCTGCCAGTTTCTCACCTCTTTCAATAGTGGCCTCCGTATCTATATTTCCAATGTTTTCCGTACTCATCAATTATCGTCCTCATATTTCTGCAGGTCTTTTAATCTATTAAGTGCTAGGGACAGACCCGATAAAGTCCCTACCAACTGCTTATAAGATGGATAGTCTTCTACCCGCCCTCTTGCGAGGGCATCAGTGTGAGCGGCTATTTCATCTTCAAGTTCTTTGCGCAGTACGTCTAATACTGTTGTCATTTTTTATCCCATAGGTGATGGTTGTTGTGGCGGTGGGGGCATAGACGGTGGTTGTTGAGGCGCTGGTGCAGGTGGCGCTCCTTGTGGACTGGCTTGTTGTGGGGCCGCTTGTGCTGCGGCCTCTAGGGCGTTTTGTGCGTTTATTTGCTGAGCAGCTATATCTAACCCCTTAAACAATCCTTGGACCTTAGCATCTTCACCTTGAACCAGTAACTTAGCTTCGTTGTTCAGCATTGCTATCTCTTTACTAGCGTCTATCTTCTTAAGCTCAATCTCTTTCTTGTTATTGATCTCTTGCTCTTTCAGTTGCAGTTCTTTTTGCTGCATCAGCACTAGCGGGTCTTGTGCCTGTTGCTGAGCCTGTATTTTAGCTTGTTCAGACTGATTAACTTGCAGTAGTTGTTTAGCAGCGTCAGCAGATAGTTTAGCTAGTTGTATCTCCATTTCTGGGTTTAACTTAGCATCTTCTGGAGGAAGAGTAGTACCTAACTGAGTCTCTATACCCCGGCGGTATTGGAAGCCTATATGCTCCATAATGTGAGACATTAACGCTTGTTTTAACACTGCCGCTTGAGGGTTCTGACCCATAGCCGCTGCTACTTTAGGGTCTGTTATTAAGGCATTGTGTACGGCTAAATGGGCATCGTGGTCTTGTTCTATAAAGGCTTTGACAGGTTTAGCTTTAAGTACGTTCATATTCTCTGTGACAGGGTCTGTCGGTACTTGGTCCTCTTCAACAATAACAATCTTGTCTGCATCTTTAATGCCCATAACTTCTAGCATTTGACGATGTAGTACAGGCAGGTTGTATATCTGTGGAGATTGTTGTGCTAATTGAATAGCCGCTTGGTACTGAATAATACGTTGCGCCATAGTACTGGCGTTAGGATCAGAGACTGGGATAATATCAACTTTATCATAATCTTCTTTCTTAGCTGTTGCAGGTGCATCGAAGTCCGGTAGGTAGTCGTAAGCAGGAGCTGTATAGTCTCTTACCAACGCTGCAATCAACTTAAACTCCTGCTCCATTGAGGCATGAACACGAGCTTGTACGGCTGACATTACTTTAAGGGTTCTTTCTAGGATAGCCAGTGTGGTGCCTACTGGTGCCTCACCGTTCATGTTCTCTAGTTTAACATCAGCAACTGCAGCTAATCTACGGCCTTCTTCTACTACGTTTTGTAGCAGTTGGAAAAGAGTCGCACTTGGCTCTTTGTATGGAAGTGGCAGTATATTGTCTTTAATGTTGGCAGAAGGGACGTCAACATCTCTCCACTCACCGGGCATAATAGGGGTGTCATCGCCTTTAATCCTAAGACCTCTAGACTTCAGACCACCGGGCAAATTACTCAGGGTACCCGCATCAATTAACTGTCTGACAATAGAAGTTGCAGATTTAGCAAAGCCACCAATAAGGTGAATAAGCCCATAGCCATAAGCTCCGAAACCGGGGATATAAGTATACTGTACAAAGTGTTGCTTAGCTTGTTTAAGAGGGTCATGTTCATCCCAGTTGCGTCTAATAGAAAGAATCTCTTGAGTACTGCTCTCAATAGTAACGATGTACGGCAGGGCTATGCCTGTCTCTTCTTCAGTCTCGTCATCCATGTCTTCAAAGCCCGCTAGGTCTAACTCAACCTGCATCTCTAAAAGTTTGTAACGGTTGTCATAAGTTGCTTTGTAACCACTGGACTCATCTTTGCGCTGTTGCACATCGTCTAGGTCTTTAGATGGTTCCCCTAAGTCTATATCTCTGTAGAACTCAGCGTACTGGAGCTTCTTAATGTCGTTCTTGGTCTTACGCATCACATGGGTGAGGCGCTCTGCTGTACGTGCATCTGATGCACCGTAGGGGATATAAAGGTCTTCTGCAGGTACAAACATACTTACCTGACGGTTCATAGAAGGATCAAAATACACTTTCTTAAAGGAAGCACCTGCTAAAGCTAGTGACCACAACATTTTCTCGTGTTCAGGTCTAAACTCTGTCATCTTCTCAGTTAACTGGTAATTCATGTCTTCTACAACACGTTTAGCCGCTTTCTGAGTATCAGGGTCGTCTTTACCAATTATCTTGGCTTTTACAGGTCCTTGTGCCGGAAATGTCTCGGAGATCATCTCTGATTGAAAACGTATCGCCGCTTCTGTTAGCATGGGGTGGTATACACCACAGGCACCTTGCCAAGGTTCAGAGCGTTCTTCAATCTTTAAACCGAGTAAATCTAACCCATCTATGTAGGTAGTTTCCCAGTCTTTTCGGGCGTTCTTGTCGTTTTCAAAGTCGTCTAATAGATCAGAGACTAAGGACGTTAAATCTGACTCGTCCATGTACTCTGCAAGGTTTGCATCAAACCCCGGCTCTTGTTCCATCTCTACATCAACTTCAGTATCAACAGGGTCCATAGGATCACCTATATTAACTTCTATCGGAGCTTCGTCATCTTCCGTTAAAAACGGGCTCTGTGGTTGCATAGCTTTAAAAATGTTGTTTGGGACTGCAGACATGGGCCGATCCTTTAAGTTATTTGTTTGTTAGTAATAGTTAGCACGTTTCTTATACATCCAGTTGTCTTCGTCAATACTGTCTTTAGCGGAACCTATAAACCCTCCAGAACGAAATCTAGCAAGGGCTAGAGTAACGGCATCTACAAAGTCATCATTCCTACCAGAAGGGAAGGACGCAACCTCATCTATCACTTCTTCAGCCCAGCGAGTAGACGGAGCCCATACTTTACCAGAAGCAAACATATCAGACACAGCATTAAGTCGTGATATCTTATCTTGTCCACGTGACGGTGTAAACTCCTGTACGGGTATGCCCATACGCCTTAACTCATATATCAGAGGCGCACCTGATGCCTTCTTCTCAATAATAACACCATCAGG